CCCCTTCCGGGGCCCGCTCTTCGCAGTGTTAATACCGACTCTGCGGCGTACTCATGAGGTGCTCTATGACACGGTCTTCGACGATGACGATTCCCGGTACGTATATATCCAACGGGACGGTTTTCAATCATCCTGTTGGTCACTATGTACTGTACGAGGAAAAGTCTGACGTCATTAGGACCGTTGATCATATCGCCTGGCTTAAGGATAAATCCGTCTGGTTACCACCAACACCCTACACAGGGTGGAGGTGGGAAAGATGGGTTAACCCTAATGGCGTTCATGTCTACCCACCTGGTGGGTTGGCACAAGCGGGCCATCTGGGTGGAGGTGCAGGAGGTGGTTCTGTAGGTATGGCGCGTTATACGCTCTGTCTTACAGGGTTACCAGATTCTGCTCTCGACTCAAAAGCCGTTCTCAAGCTTCGTGCTGCCATAAAGGCGAACAAGGTGCAATTCGGGGAAGCCATTGCCGAAGCTCATCAGACTATCAGTCTGATTGCTGAATCAGCGACAACCCTTAATAAAGCAACTCGTGCGTTGGTAGCAGGAGACCGAAAAGGATTCTTCCGACACCTCTTGATTGATGACAATCTCGCTAACAAGAAGAAGTGGTTCACACCACGAAAACTTTGTAAGTGGCCTGGCTTCATATCTAGGAGTGGTCGGCAGTCTGCTAATCGGTTGCTTGAGTTTGAGTTTGGCTGGAGGCCGTTACTCGCTGACATAGATGGTGCAGCGCACCAGTTAGCGGATAACGCTTCAGCCAATCCGACTCGCCACCGCTGTAAAGCGTATGGCGAAGCGTACTATCCCTTAAACCCGATAACAGTCCACGGTGTCGCTGGAAACTCCAACGAAATCATCAAAGACTGGTCTAAGGCGCGAGGGAGGATCGGGATCAGGTATACGGTTTATTTTAGCATCTGTAACCGTGTAGCCGCTGAGGCTGCACGGAATGGATTGCTAGATCTACCGCTTACAACTACCTGGAATGTCACCCGATGGTCCTTCATTGCTGATTGGGTTTTGCCCATTAGCAGTGTGCTTGAGTCCCTAACAGCATTAGCTGGTAAGGATTTCTTGGCAGGTACGAGGACTGAGTACTATAGCACGGACGTTACGAGGTATGCGACATTGGTGTCAACAGACCAAACTGGTGTCACTCTCAACAATGTTGATTCTCGAGAGCGAAACCGTTATGCCACTCGGACAGTATTGCCCGATTGGCCTGGCGTAACTCTTGCCGACTTGTTGCATTTTCGCAACCCTCTATCGGTTACTCACGCCGTTGAATCCTTGGCCTTGTTAGCCCAGAATTCGCGGAAGTTTTTCACTTAAGAGGAATCACTCATGCCTTCATTGGCTGCTATTGTCTTGGCCGATGGCCAAGCTACTCCCGTGAACGTAACGTTCACACCCGATAATGTCGCTGGAAACGCGGTATCCTTCAACGACGGTGGTGATCCGCAGAACGCCAGAGTTACTCTGGTTACTACGCTGACTCCATCGAAGAAGAAGGGCGATTTCAGTGTCATCTCGGCCGTTTTCCGGGTTCCCTACCTGGATTCGACTACCGGTGCTCTCTTGTTCTATGACCAGGCGCGGACGGAATACCGCTTTGGATATGGTTCGCTCTTGGCAAAACGCAAGAATCTCTTTGCGTTCACCAAGAACCTCCATGCCAATGCGTCATTCCTGACGTACGTGACGACCCTGCAGAGCTGGTATGCGTGAGGAGGCTTTATGTCTTCTCGTGCAGAAAAGCGCTACAGGTTCATTCTCGATGCCATAATCCTGCTGTGTATGATCATAGTAGTGAGTGGTAATGTTTATCTCTTAAACGGAGCAACAAATGAACAAGAACAGCATGTCCCACGCGTCAACCAAGCAGATGTCCTCGAAAGAGGAGCATCTGTCAGCGTCCAGTATCACCAGGAGATTGATGGAAAAGGCTGTGAATCGATTCCTTGCGAAAGCAAAGATGATAAATCACATACCGCCTACAATTCTGGTGGCCTCGGGGCTGATGTGTCCGACTAGCTTTGTTTCTCAAGGTTTTCTCAACCTTGAGGCATCGCTGAGAATGGTGGCTTTTCGCTCTGGACTCCTCTTTTGTGAAGAGGATCAAGTTCGGTTCGTTGAACTGCTTAGGGCATTAAAAGAGCTCTTACGTGCTGTTCCTTTGGAATTTGACCATGATATGACCGTAAAACCAATTGATGTAGAGATCTGGCTTGTTTGGATGCAAGCAGATCTTTGTCTTGAATTGGCTGGTCAGCAGGGCGGCCCTTTAGGGCTTTCTTGTAACATGGGAGATTTCGATGGAACGGTTGAATAAGAGGTCTCTTAGGGAGAGGCAACGGCTGAAGCTTTACCAGCTTCAGGGTAGGAGTACTCCTGATCGTTCACGGCTCGTGGTGGATCGACTCTTGGATCTTTACGATTCTGAGTATATCCGCTCCTGCCGTGAGCTCGTGCGTCATGGCACTTGGGACGAGGTTGTAAGAATTGCTCCTCCGAAGATAAATCCTGAAAAGGATTATAGAGTCTTCGGATTAGAGTACCTTGCTTCCGAAATCCTAAGTAAGATGTCACCAGATTGCACCGGTGCCAGCCCTGACGACCTTGTCCGTGTAGCGATGGACAGGTTTTACGCGAGTGAGGATCAGTGTCGCGAGACCAACCAACGTTGGACTAGCGAGTTTAAGCGACTCGGCTCTGCCGAGCTGGACCCGATGATTAGTCGGATTCAGAGAAAGATCGCGAAGACTCTAGGTCCATTCTGTTGGGATGAAGCATCTCGGCACTTTGGTCATGGGAGTGGCGCTTCAACACGCCACACTCGGAACCGTGGAGATTTATACTATAAGTTCGGGGGTACACCCGACTCTACCAAAGAATGCGAAACTCTTTCGAAGATCGCTATATCTTTGATTAAGCCCTGGAATAGGGCAGAGCCAGGTAACTGGTCCGGTAACGAAGTTAACGTCGTTATTGGGAATCGCGTAACCACCGTCCCCAAGACTGCAAAGACTGATAGAGTCATAGCCAAAGAGCCCTGTATGAATATTTATATTCAGAAAGGGATTGGCAAAATGATTCGCACACGTCTTCGCAGGGTTGGAATGAATCTAAACGATCAAACTAGAAACCAGTGTCTGTCGCGTGATGGTAGTCTTAGCTGGGAGGGGAAATCCCTCTCGACGATTGACCTCAGCAACGCGTCCGATACTATATCTAGTAAGGTCGTTGAAGTTCTC